TCAGGAACTACAAAATAGTCTCCATCTGATCTGATTAATATTTCTTGGCTCATTATGAAATTACGCTTTTACTATCTTCTTCCTCAGAATTCCCTTGATTAACTAACTCAACTCCATGCTGCTTTAAGATCTCCCGTTCCCTAGCAATAGTCTTAACCATCTCCTCAAAATCTTCCCCTTGTTCGGCTGCCACTTTGGTTAAGGTAGTCAGTCCGCCAGCTAATGCTGCTAAAGTAGCTTGGACTTCCTTATAAGGATCGACCCATGCCCAGCCCCTAAACTGCCATTTAACGGACTGGTAACGTTCGGGACGTAATTCGTAGTCAGCAAAATTAAGAACACCCCCTACGACTGCCATATCCAGCCAAGTTAAATACACCAGTCGAATGAACTTAGATGCCATAGCAACCTGCAAAACTTTAAAGCGATCGCGTGAATTCAAAAGTGATAAACGCGAAGAAGAATAATTAGTTTTGCTATAATCTCCTGAAATTTGTTCGTAACTTGCTCCAATCCCCGTCCCTGAAGCCCTAAGCTGACACTCAATAAACTGAGTAACATTAGGATTAGGACGCTTAGGATCTAAAACTTCCAAATGCTCCCCAGGAGCAAGATAGCGCAGTATCCCAGCTTGCATCTGTTCATCAGCAGGCAGACTGTTATCATTATCTTGGGTGGGTTCACCCAATAAATCCGCATCAGGAGTCGTAATCAAACCCATAATCGAAGCTGCTGCCTTGGCTGCTATCTGTTCATACTCTTCATAATCCCCAGTATTTTTTAGCCTCAAAATCGTACTGTGAAGTAATGGCACACCCCGTAATTGATTAGGGCGATCGCTCGTGTGCAGATGAATAATTTCCTCGGCTGGTATCCTCTCTAACTTCCTACCTTTTAAATTCCAAAGTTCGCCAGGATGATCCGCGTAAAACCAATAAGCAACGGGACGTTTCCAGCTATCAATCTCAACCCCCATAATTATCTGATTACCATTATGAGTCCCGTTGTGATGCTCAGGACATTGATCCGCTTCAATTATTTCCAAGGCAAACGGGACAGGAGAATTAGAAAAGCTGCGTTTAACCTTACGAACAAAAACCTCGCCAGATTCAAGCCAAGAACGAAATGCTACTTGTTGAATCTCAGGAAAATTCAACTTTCCTGCCGTATGACAGTACATAGGTTCTTCTGCCCATTTCTTCCAGGCAGTTTCAATCAAATTATTAGCGCGATCATCGTGCTTTACCTGTGCCTGAAACCCAATCCCCAAGTAAATAACATTATCAACCAGCTTCTGAATTACCCCACGAGCATAATCATTATTTCGACACAAATCTCGTGAACGATTACGAAGCGTACTCAAACTCGACCAAATCTCACTATTAGCAGAACTATTAGTTGCTAACCAATCACCATATAGTCTTCCACGTTTTACCCCGTCATATCTTCGGACTTTTTTGACAACTGAATGCTCTATAGAGTGTCTCGGTGGAGTGTTCCAGATATCGCGGATGAAAGAGATTAAGCTCATTTTTTTTAAAGTAGCAAGTAGAAGATAGCAGATAGCAATTTTTCTTTACTTGCTACTTGCTATCTGCTATATGCTACTTTTCCCATAAGCAATCAATCCGAAAACCTAATAGGTACATTTCGTCCGCCAGGATTTTTAGTCTTAGCAATCCGATTTCTCAATTCTCGCTGCCTTTGAGTTAATTGATTTAAATCTTGATAGCGCATCATGCGATCGCCTACCCGATATTCCGCCACTGCACCAGTTACAAGCTTGCCTATAGCTTCTGTAATTACTGCCAATTCCTTTTGGTCGGCAGTACGGGCATCAAATTCTGTCAAATTCTCAAAGCTAGGGCAGACAAGCAAGTCAACAGTACCCAATGTCTCTCTACCTAAACCTGAAAATACCACAAACTGAGCTTTGTAATTACCACTTGCAAAAGTAGTTGATTGTGCCTCATTGATCGTAAAGTCCCACCCATCCCCTGACGGCACACCAGTCAGATCTATACCTCCGCTTGCACCACGAATGAAGCAAGATAAAGTATCAGTAATATTGTTATAGCCATCTAAAATTTGACTCCAAAAAACGCGATCGCCCTGGGTAATAGTTTGCGGTATATTCCAATTAATCACTTTCTACTTTCTACTTTCTATTTTCTACTTCCTCTGTATGCCCGTAACCAAAAAGAAAAAATTCAAAACAGGAAAAATCAAGCGTCACAAACTGCGAAAAGCAATAGGACTCAAGTCTGGTTTTGGCAAGCCTTGGAGTGCGCCATCAGTTACTTTTCGAGTCGAGTTCAACTGGGAAAATCCTGACGGTAGCGAGGAAAATGAGCAGGTGCATTGGGTTGAATGTCGAAAATTTCAAGGAGAAGAACACCAATTCCTTAAAGCTCACTATACTCAAAGCACTGAAGAATGGACAGTAGGAGAGACGATTGAAAGCAAATTTGTCTGTGTATATGCAGCCAAGTTTTTGGTTGAGATGAAAGATAGGTTACACATCAACCAAGGTTTCATCTTTCCTACTCCCAAAAAAGGCAATGAAACAATCAGAATGCCTATCTATCAGATCAAGTGGACAAAAAGTTTAGCCAAAAGTTCAGCTTTCAACGACACTTTGGCGATCGTTATGAATAATGCGATTTGGCATAAGTTTTAACGATAGTGACTTGCTTTTCTAGTACGGCTTTTAGTCCTGTTCCGATCATTTAACTGAGATTTGTTCGGAGTTTCTTTTTTTTGTTCGGAGCTTTTCACAGGAAAGCTTTGAACATTTGACACCCCCCTGCCTTTGGCATCCCCCCTATTAGGGGGGACGTAAGGGGGGTCTAATTCTTGTTCAATATCACCCCAATTGATTCTGCTTATCCCCACTAAATGGGCAGCAGAATACGAATACACCATACAATCAAGGGGTTCATTACGTACCCCAGAAAGTTTTTCCCAAACCATGTAAGGGACACCATTTTTATGCTTAGTTACCTGCACCTCGCCACAAAAACCTTGATACCAATCACTATCTAAATTATTTGGAAAGTTAAGATATTTCGCTCCTGGGGTTTCAATTTGCGATCGCGCATATAAAGTCTCCTTGGCAACATCCACCCCAACCTTATAAAGATTAATTCCTCGTTTAATCTTCTCTCCTTTATAATTAATTTCTTGTAGCGAAGGACGAGATATCAAAGGCTTATCTCCCGATTGCCCTTTGATAGCAAACCAATGCAGATAACGATACTTTCTAACTTGATGATATACCTCCTGAGTTAAATATCCAGAATCGACACAAGTTGCCCTAACTCTTAATTCAGCACCATCTTCTCTTTGATAACTTTTACCTGTAACATCCGCCAACTGTTCCCAAACGCCAGGTTGAAGCGGATCTCCTAAAATTTTCTCGTAAGCTATCACATAAGCTTCTTCCCCACGTCCCCAAGCAATGATCGCCACTTCTAATCTATCTGCCTGTACATCCACCCCAGCAGTCAGAATTAACCCACCATTAGGGACAATACCTTGAGAATAATTTGATAACTTTCCGCGATCGCGTAACCGCTCCCAATCTAATTTCTCTCCTGCCACCCGTTCAAAAGGCAGTCCTAAAGTGGCGTTCCAAAATACCTGTAACTTTTGATGGTCATTTTTAGATGTTTCATAGTCAAGGCATAAATCCACCCATCCCTTCCAAGGGGAATAAAAACGGTTGATATGAAAACCTATATGTTTTGGGTCTTTGGCTATTGCGGTAGCTTGCCATTCTCCCTCTCTAACCATCTGACTTTTATATTTTTCCTCAATCGGGCGATCGCAACCCTGACATACATAGTAGACCCCTGATAACGGATCGGCATCCTCAGTATCTTTGTTGGCATATTGAAAACGTTCCCACACCAAATGTTGTTTATGTCCGCAGTGAGGACAAGGAACAAAAAAGCGACGTTGATCACTTTCAGAGAATTCATCCTCAATCCGCGAATTCTCCTTAATACTAGGAGTAGAAACCAGAAACACCAGCCAATTCCAAAAAGTCTCAGTACGCTGTATGGCTAACTTTACAGGATCACCTTCTTTTCCAGCACTGGCTGGATATTTGTCGATTTCATCTCCAAAATATGCTCGAATGCTCATTGAGGCTAACGAGCTTGGAGAATTAGCACCTGCCAAACGTAAAAATCCCCCAGCAAACATTTTCATCAAAATAGTTGATGTGGCATTACGTGACTTTTGAACTATCTTGGCTGTTACAGGTTTAACATTAGTAATCGCACTACTCAATTTCTCCTTGCTAAACATCTCCGCCATATCCGTAGTCGGCTGAGTCATCATCATTGAGCAAGGATCTAAATCGATCAAATAGCAAATAATAATCAGCAAAATAATAGTCTTCCCAATCTGAGCGGAACACATCAAACTAACCTTTTGTACCCCAGGTTCACTTAAAGCATCCAATATCCCCACCTGATACGGAGCGCGGTCAGGATGCCACTTACCAGGTTCAGCGGAAGTCTCAGGCAACTCAAAATGTTTACCTGCCCAATCCGATATTTTCTGTCTTTTTGGTGGCGTAAACTCCTGAAATGCTTGCTTTACGAGAGATGTTGTATCCATCTCTCAAATATAAACAAAATCTTAAGCTAGCTTGTGTGATCTTAGTTT